CAAAACAGGATTATTTTGCCGCTACGCGAGCGACATCGTGGGGGGCTATGAATGTGTGCTCCCGCAACTATTGCATGGGCTGCAGATGAAGCAACTTATGGCGGCAAGGAAATCACGTAGGGTGAAGTTTTCCTTTTCGGAAGTAACTTGTGTAGGCTGCTTGCTTCGTAAGGTGGTTGTTATGCGCTGACTTCTTTGCGTCCGTGTTACACATTATTTGGCGATAGTGGAATCGCTTTACAGCGGAGTTTCCACTCTCGGAAGAGTTTTGTGTAATATGCACGCGCTTTAGTTTGCGCTCTACATTCAAAGGGTGGTTACCTTATAACCTCATGTTTAAAGCAACACGAATTCTTAAATTTTATTCTTATGCGTCCCTCTTATGGGTCTATTTGTTTTTATAGTGTGGTGACGTTGTACTATGTTGAGTTACCATACGTACTTTGATTCTTTCGTTGGCATGTAACGTTAAATGGCCGCTTTTCTTGATGTCACACGCATCGTGCTGCGGCAGCGCTAATGTGTTGTTTGTGGACCGGTTTAGGATAAAACTGGAATATGCCGATTCATTACTGAGGTTTGTGGTATTGTATGCAAGTGTGATTAGGTGCATTTTAAAGCACTCCCCATGTGAGTATACAGAGTATCTCACTGGCCAGTTGTGAGGACTGGATACAACTCTGGCCCTTTTGGCCTTCGGCCCAGTTTGACCGCTTGCAGAATGCGGTATATAAGAATTCTGGCACACCCCATGGATAACACTTTTTATGGACTTTGTGGGCTTTCTCCTGTGAAACCCTCATCTGTTTACGATATTTTGCATGAAAACGCGCTACGATCCAAATACGTCGAACGCGAACCCACTGTTAGCCGTGCTAGCAGGGATCGTAATGTCACCAACATTGTTCACCGTGATCGGGTACACTCACGTGCAGACCGCGAGGTGCAACAGAGGTTGGTGGCAAGATCGAAGTATAACGCATTGCGCAGGTTAATTCCTAAGCGGTTGCGGGAACGAGATGTGCGTGTGTCACGCGCTCAGAAATATGCCCAGGAGCAGGGGATGGGACAATTGGTTCCCATCTTAGCAACCGCAGGTGCTTTTCTCACAGCGCAGTTATTGAGGAAGTCCGCTAAATCAGTGGATGAGATAACTAAGTTGACATGTATGGTACAGAATGTTCTGAGTGATTTGAAGAAGACTTGCGAGAAATTCATCGGCAAGTTGTGGATTGTGCCAGTTGCTGCTTTTGGCTATTGGTTTTTGTCTCAATATGCCAACAACAAGGTTATCTTGGCTGTTGTATTGGCATCTTTGTCCTTTGTATTTGGCAAAAGCATTTGGGGCGGTGTTTCATCGTTCTTTAAAAGTGTTTTTGAGCCACAGGAGCAAGATGGTTTCGGTGCTGCAGCCGGCTCTGTGGAAAGTCTTATAGCCGCCTTATTGTGTTTCATACATTTGCCTAAGGGAGGCATTAAGGCAGTTCCTGAGCTGATGAAGCGATTTGCCACTTTTACCCGCACAGCAGATGGGTTATCGGCATTTTTCAGCACGTGTATGAACATTGCTGAGAAGCTAATTAACATGATTTTGCGCGCGTTTGGCAAAGAGGCGGTACATTTTGGTGATGTTATCGCCAAGGAGGTTAAGGCTTGGACTCAGCGTTACTATGATGCTGAGCGCTACATCGTTGAGAATTGCACAGTTCCCATTGAGAAAATCCTTGAATTCCAAGGGGTTATCACAGATGGGCTTGTGCTTAAGGCCTCTATTTCTGATGACAGAATGAGGAATGAGGTGCAACGATGTATTGATCGGCTTACCATTAAGATGCAGCCATTTCAAAGTGGTGTTACAGCATCCAAGACCTTCCGTGTTGAGCCAGAGTTTGTGCTATTATATGGGAAGTCAAAGCAAGGTAAGACTACCTTGCTTACCTATATTTCCATGTCCTTACTGACTCTATCCCAGCTCGAGAAGGACCCAACCATGACACTTAAGCACTTATGGCAGAAAGGTTCTTCCCAGTATTTTGAGAGTTACCACGGCCAAAAAGTGCTGGTGCTTGACGATGTCTTCCAGGAGAAGGCAGTGCCAGGTGTTGGGGACAGTGAGTATATGCAAATTATCCGTATGGTGGGTAATTGGTCGTATCCACTCAACATGGCTGCTGTTGAGAGTAAGGCGAAGTTCTTCTTCACCTCACCTCTCATAGTGGGCACCACCAATTGTAGCGGCGTGGATGCTACAAATGCTGCACAGGTGATAAATTGTCCAGAAGCCCTTGCGCGTCGTGTGCATAGGTGTATTCAGATTGAGGCATCACCCGAGTTTTCTAAGGATGGTGGCCTTGACTATGTCAAGCTTGCGGCTGTGATTGAGCAGCGGCAGCTTGAAATGGCCGAGAAGGCTGCTTCCGGGCATAAATTCTCGCAGCTGGAGATTATCCGCATGTTTCCTTGGGAGGCATGGACCTGTTACCGCCATGATTGGTCTGGTGGTGGCTCGCGAGTGGGCGGTGCGATGGACTTATATGATTTCATCGTCGAGACCTCACGTGTGCTTGCCAAGAAGCAGAAACAGCACCTGACCACAGTCGAGGGGATGCGCGCATTCAACGATTTATTGTCTGATGCGGCTCCACTGGACTTGGCTGAAGAAGGTCCTATTGAGGAGCAGTCACCTCCCATTGACATGGAGTGGCTAGGCAATGCTGTTGTTGGATTGTCTTGTACACCTGATCAAGTGCAGGAGAACTTATCTGCTGTACAGGCAAAGGAGTTTGCAGCCACGGAGAAGCGCCTCGTTGATGATGGTCTGGGTATAGACTCCATACCACTGATTAGGCGTGCAGCTGCCATCAGGTATCATCCTGATAGGATTTACCAGAGGTATCCTGATTTGACTGACGATGAGCGGGAGGACAAGCTGCGTGACGAGGCGCGCATCATGAGTGAGCTCAACAATTTGTATGACCGTGTTGAGGAATTGGAGCGTGTCAAGATGGAATGGCACCATCGTTACAATGAGAACAACGCACTTATGTTTAAGTTGCGTTCTGCGCTCATTGTGACGCTGACGTGTGTTTCTACCTTTGTTGGCGTTACTTATTTTAAGAAGGGGTGTAACGCCCTAACTTCATGGACTATAAATGCAGTGATGACCTTGATGTCCAAAATCTTTGGTGTCATTAAGGATATCCTCCTTGCTGCATATAGAGCCGTGCTTGGTTTGTTGGGTTTAAACCCAAAGCCTGAGGAACAGAGCAACATAAAGGAGAAGCAACGTGCTCTCGTCAAGAAGGGCATTTTCTCAAGCAAGTGCAAGGATCAGAGTGGGTTTGATGGCTCACAACACAATCATAAGCATGATAATGTGTATTATAACACTTACAAGCTGGTGATTGGATGTGATGAACCTATTGTGCTTGGCCAGCTCATTTTTGTTGAGGGGTCTATGGCTATGATGCCAATGCACTTCTTGACAAATATTGACAAGGCAATTGTGTCGGGCAGGATCACCGAGGCCACACCACTCCATTTCGTGAGTGCAAGGAAGTCGGAACACGACACCACTGTAACCATTGGCATGTTCCTCAAACAGAGGACATACGGTTATGAGGAGGCGGATGTCGTATTTATGGATTTCCAGGATGACTTTAAGCGGGCACACAGAAAGATTACTAAACAGTTTCTTGATGCTGCCAGCTTGGAGCGCGCTGTGTTGACCACGCACCCGGTGCGTTTGGATGTGTGCGATACTGTCCTTGTGGATGGCAAGCGGACCCCCATGCGCAACTCTTTGTATGCACCCAGTGCTTTTCACGTACGTGAGATTACTGTTGGTGCCAACGTGAGACGTGACATGATTGGTTACAAGCAATGCACCGAAGTTGGTTATTGCGGTGCGCCACTCATGTTGGCCAATCCCAACGACTTTGGCGGCCGGGTTTTCCTTGGCATTCATATAGCGGGCCACATACGGGGTAGCTCGCGCGAGGGTTATTCCACGCCCGTCACACTTGAGATGGTGGAGCGTGCTAGGGACAAACTCAAGACTATACGTGATGCCATGTTTGAGGACATGGAGGACCGGGGTGTCGAAGTCGGCTATGTCGATGAGGAGGTGCGTGAAGCGTTGGAGGAGTGTGGTTTGATAGGCGGCTCCATTTCCCTGATAGGGGTGGTGGAACAGCCTGTCCATATTGCACCTAACACAAAGCTCAAGAAGTCTTTCCTCAATGAGGAGTGTGCGTTTGGTCCCTCTCCACAACGGCCCGCACATCTGAGGCCTATTGAGGTTGAAGGGGTGATGCGCTATCCAATGGTCGAGGGAATTTCCAAGTACCAAAGTCCCTATGAGTATAGGGAGGTACCTGGTATGCAGGCCATTGTTGAGTTGGCAACCCAGAGACTGAGAGCCGAAACTTCCTTGGAGACATTTCGGAGGATCCTTACCTTTGAGGAGGCGGTCGAAGGGGTTGAAGGTTTGAAGCTTAAGGGCATTAATCGCTCGACATCTGCTGGCTTTCCTTACATTTATGATGTACGAGCTGGTAAGACCGAGTTTTTCGGTAAGGAGGCTGAGTATGATTTCAGCAGCGACAAGTGTTCCGAGTTGCGGGACCGTGTCAATTATGTCTTAGCTAAAGCCAAGGAAGGTGTGAGGCTCGCCCACATTTGTGTGGACTTTCTCAAAGATGAGTTACGTCCACACCACAAGGTCGACGCGTGCCAGACACGCATTATATCCGGTTCGCCTCTGGACTATGTGGTGGCTTGTCGAATGATGTTTGGTGCGTTTATTGCGGCGTGTTTTAAACACCATACCGTGAGTGGTATGTGCCCGGGGATTAACCCGTATACGGATTGGTTCAAACTGGCACGATTTCTGCGGGGCGATAAGCGGACCAAGCATTTTGACGGTGACTTCAAGGGCTTTGATGCTTCTGAGCAACCGTATATCCACTGGCGCATATTGGCTGTTATCAACCAATGGTATGATGACGGGCCTGAGAATGCGCAGGTGCGACGTGTGCTTTGGTTGGACTTGGTGCATTCCAGGCACCTAACGGGTTTATTTGGCAGTTCACAATTTGTGGTTCAATGGGATAAGTCACTACCTAGTGGACATCCCTTGACTACTATTGTCAACTCTTTATATTCCCTTATCACCATCACAGCATGCTACGTCCACACAACGGGTGATTGGACGCGCATGTGGGAGAGAGCAGCTATTGCCACTTTTGGGGATGACAATTTAGCTGGTGCAGATGATGACGTGGCCGAAGTCTTTAATCAGGTCACTGTTGCCGAGAAAATGCACGAGCTATTTGGCTTGGTTTACACTAGCGGAGCGAAGGATGGAACGCTCGTTGAGACTAAGAGTCTCGAGGAGTGTACATTCTTGAAGCGCTCGTTCTGGTTTGATCCATCCAATCAGCCCACTGGTTGGGCTGCTCCCCTTGATATTAATAGCTTTCTCTACACTGCCTACTACTATAAAAATAGTAGAAATAGCGAGGTGGAACTCGCAGCAAAACTTGAGGACGCATTAGGTGAGTTGTGTCTTCATAAGCCAGAAGTTTGGGACGAATGGGCTCCCAAGATACACCAAGCGATGCGTGAGCTTAATCACACACCTGCTCTAGTGAGCAGGGAAGCTTGGCGCATTGAAATGAGCAATCGTATCGACTTTTGGTTCTGACCCCATATACGGGCTCAACACGTGGAAATGCTTGGGATTCCCACATGTGTGTGCTGTCAGGATAGGTCCATCACCCTCCCTGTTTAGGGTACTACTCAGATTGGATCAGAGAAGGAATCCCCTGCGTGCGTGTTGGGACGACCGCACGTTGCACTTG